CGGCCACACCAGCGTTTAATGCTAGTTTAATAATGGCAGCTACTGGTACATCTGCTTGTCCATTTTTAATAGCTTGTATGCTGTTACCAAGTTGCTTTAGTAAAGGGCCTTCAACTTGGTTAGCAATACCATCTGCTACCTTGTTCAGTGCGGCGCCTTGGCCACGTAAGGCGCGGATAAAGCCCGTGATACCATCACCACCGGCCATATTTTGAGCTTTTGCAATTAAATTGTCTAAAAACCCTTCTTCGATTGTTGTTCTTTTTAATTCGTTAATTTTCACTGCTCGTTTTCCTTAATGGATCTAACTCCACGGGTAAACTTAGCAGGATCGCCATTCTTAATAGCAAGCTGTAGCCTTCTAATAAGCTCATCTGCTTGGTGCTGTGGATAATTTTGCTGAATAACTTCAACTAGATTAACTACACGAGCAATAGCTTGTACCGCAAGACCTTCAACCAAATGGTGCTTATCTTGCCTTGGCACTAATCCTGTAATTTCGTCAAGTATGCTACGAGTTTGTTTACGCATGATAATTATATTTATGAATAAATAGTTTCAATAGGAGCTACAGAAATGCAACTTTCCCCAAGTGCCCAAGAACTTAGAAACTTGGCAAATCGAATACAACAATTAAGTGAATTTGACACCCGTGTAGATACAGGCGAACCTGACCACGAAATTACATCTGACGAGCTTTCTCGCTTAAAAGTCACACTACGTTCACTTGTTGACAAGAAAACGCAGAGTCGTTTCATGATGGTTTTAAACAAAATGGCAAGCGAGCAGCCAATTACTGCTGGTGAAGCAAAGCTTATTACTTCGGCGTTTGTTAGCATGGTAGATCTTATTGTTTCAGATCCGGCCCTTATGAGCCGTTTACGCCATGATATTTCATCATTTAATGGCCCCGAAGATGCACCAGAAATAAGTGCGCCCGGGGATGATATTGTCGCTGATGTTAAACCAAACATTGAGTATAATTTAAAATAATCAAAGATTATCCCTACTTACAATAGCCCTTAAAGCGTTTCTGTTAGCATTAGTAGCAACCGGAGCACTTAGGGGCTTTTCTGTGGCAATACCCGAATTTGGTTTTGAAAGGTCAAACCCTTCTTTTGCCTGCGGCTTTTCCCAAGGAGCTGGTCCATTTGTTGGCACAGTTGTACCCATATTACTAGTCCTACTAATCTTGCTGTACAAATCTTTGGTGCTAGTTGTAGTAACATTGCCAGCGTCTACAGAATCACAAATACGCATAGTATCTGGGTTAAAGCTTAAATCAATCTTTTGTCCAACGCCGGAACTAGAACGTGTCTTCATAAACTGGATTTGTACTGTACCACGTTCTTTCATACTAGGCGTACTATAGATACCAAACACGTTGTCGGCAGTTTGAATCTTGGATAAGCCGCCAGCAATCATTGAGTGATCAAACTCCACACTTTCCACAGCACTACGGTTCAACTGTGACGCTGTTGCCAATAACAAGTTTTCTGTAACAACCAGATTACGCAATTCTTCAGCTACTAATTTGTCCTTAACAAACATATCGCTAACGCTAATCTTTTGGCTTGCTGGCATCATTAAGTCTAAGTAGTCAACTAGGATAGCATCTACTTTAATGTTGCGTTGTGTTTGGAACTCACGCACCCAGGCTAGAACATCGTTTGCAGTAATGCCGTTGGTAAGTTGAACAATCTGTAACAGTCCACCTTTCTTACCTGCTTGCTTAACTTTGAGCTCAACTTCATCTAGTCGCTTGTACAAGTCACGTGTGCTCATGTCAGTTAACATAGCATCCATACGCTGACTACACAATAGCTCACTAAGTTCGAGACTAAAGTAAACTGTATTCATACCCGCTTGCGACCAGTTTAGTGCCAAGTTCTGTAAGAACAAAGACTTACCTGCACCTGACGCACCAGCAAAAATATTAAGCTCACCTCGATTAAAACCGCCGTACAGTTTGTCGTCGAGAGCTTTCCAGCCAGTGGATACCTGCCCGTTGTTGTCTCTAATAGCTTTCAATCGTCCAACTGGGTCAGCAAAATAATCTGTACCAAATGTCTTTGGCAGGCCAACTTGAACCGCTTCCTTGATCAGCTTTTCTACTGCACCGTACTCATGCTTTTCAAGCATATCGGAACTTGTTAGAATTGCTTTTTCAAGAGCCTTGTATCTTGCAAACTTTTCAAACTCTTCCAAAAACCATGCGCTGTGTTGCACCGCAGTGGCACCAATGTTTTCTAAATCAACTGAACTTACTGCTTTAATCTGCAATGGGTCAGGGATATCAGCATGTTCACTGACATACTCTTTGATAAACTCTGCGGCTTTTCTAATTCGTCGATCAAAGTGATCGGGGTCAAGAATGTTATTACATCTTGCCGCTAGGTCTCTGTTGCTGATTAAAAACTTCAGGTACAGCGTTTGGGCATCTACACCATATTCTTTATCCATTATTTGTTCCCCCAACGCAAGGCCATTATGGCGGCGTCTTCTTTATCTTTAAAGTCAAAATACATATATTCCTCAGTGGGATGAGTTATAAATCGATCGCCTGGTAGACCAAATTCCTCTATTGTCCAGGCGGAAACTTCAGTCCACCATTCTGTTGTGTCTTGTCCTAATGTCCAACTAATTTTTATTCTATGATTAAACACACCATCGCCTTGCTAGTAATTTAATCTTCAAGGGGGAGGTCTCAATTGCCGATATCACGCTTTGTAGCGTGGCAACCCTCCCGTAATGCTGAACTGCTTCGTTAGCATCTTTGATACCTTCTGGCCAGTCTGGGAAAGATACACTCCATCCTAAATCTGCGGCTTGTAAAGCTAGCTTTAAGCCTGCTTTATCTCGATCTGGTAACACCACTGGTTCGTTGTCAATGTCTTCGATAATCTTTGCTTGTTCTGGACTGATTTCATTTGTCATAATAGCAACACCATCGAGAGTCAGCGCATCGTACTCGCCTTCTGTTACGATTGTATACTTACGAAGATGGCTTTGGTGATCTAAATTGAATACAAAGCTTGCTGGTCTGCTAGCAATAATTTTTGCAGTCTTCTTATCAGGAACTTCGCCTATCCATCGAGCATTATAACCAACTAACTTACCCTCGTCATAAAAAGGCAAGATAACACGTTTGTCCATGCCTTGTATAGAACTTGTGCTCGTATACCAATTGGGGACTAGCTCAAGAACTTTTCTTTTGTCTAGGTATTCGGCAGCTTCGAGTGTAATATCATCAACTGGCCATGGCCATTGTATTTCTGGCCAATTTGGTTTTTTAAAGGGTTCTGCTACAATCGTTTCGTCTTCGACAACCTGGTCCCAAAGTTGAATTTTTAAACGTTGAATTTCTGCGTCGTCTATACCCAGTACACGCATAAACTTAATAAGCTTGATGCCTAGCTTTTGTCCTGGTCTCCATCCTGTTGTGAAGCCGCAGTTGAAACAATGATAACCAATTCGATCTTGTTCAAATCGTATTCCGCCTCTGTGACGAGTGTCAGGTCTGGCTTGCCCATTATGTACACACATAGGGCAGTTCATGGTTAACCAACCATTTGTATTTGATTTTAATACAGGTAGATATGCCCGTAGTGTAGTCTCAACTAAACTCATATAGAGTATAGTTTACACTCTTACAACAACTTTGTCAAGGGTACCAGAATTGGAAGGGTTGTCAATACGCTTGATTCGGAGCCAGCGTACACCACCATAATAATTGTAAGGATCAATGCCAGTGTAGCCGTTAAAGTCTAACTTGGCTGTTGTATAATCCTGCGGCTTTAAATCTGCCCACAAGGTTGATGTGCCAATCGACTCATCCATTGTGCCTTGCACGATTATGCTTCCTGTCCAATTAGAAGCATAAACTGCCATCGTGAATAGTGAGCTATCCTTTTTAAAGAATTGCGGGCCGTTCATTGATGTAGATACCCAATGCCCGTCTGTTTGGGTCTGTAAGTAGTCTGTTACTTCTGCAGTAGCCCTGCTAGTAGGTACTACGGCATCTTTAACTTCAACGTCAAATGCACCTTGTTGTGCTCGGTTCCATGTTAGAGCTGTTTCTAAACCTTCAGCGTTTACAAAAGTTGCGCCCAACGCATATATCCCGCTACCAAGTGTCATTAAATCTCTAGCAAAAACTACCAGGCGGCATTGGCCGTTTTCAGCCACTATCGGTAATGCACGTCTACGCAAAATTGTGCTACCGGTAGTTCTATCCCACATTGTGATAGTAACTTCCCTGCGTAAAAGGCTTACTGGTTTGCGATCGCTTCCAATGATGCTTATATCAAGTATATTATCTACACCCTTAAACCAAACAATACGTTGGTCTGTGTAACTTGCTACATGCCTAGTGGTGCTAGGACCTGTGCCAGCGCCTGCATAGTTTAAAGTAGCTGTAGGAACGGTTAAATTTAAAGTTGCCATAGTAACTATTTAGCACAGCCGTAATTTTAAAATGATAAGTAAAAACGATGGATAATAAGGTCAAAGAGTTCTTAGAGCGTTTCCCGTTTATGAGCCTAGTACGCTACGGGGAGAACGAATTAGTAGGAATCATTCAAAATAGCGACGCTGTTGTGGTCACTATGTATGTCTACAACCTACTAAAGAACGAAGAAGATAAAATGCTGTTTGTAGAAATGGGCGAAGAATGGTGGTGGGGTTCGAATCGATTAATTCCAATTAATATTGTTCTAAAAGAACCCATGCGTAGGTTTTCTTATGCCCTAAAAACCTACAGCACTAAAGATTTCGAAGTATTATACGGGCACCAAACAAGCTTAACTAACGTAATTACAAAGCGAACCAAGCGACGACAAATCAGCTTGGTTCGCAAATTGTCTTAATTAAACCCGTAACTAATCTCTTCGCAGATTAGATTCATTTGAGCAACAATGGCTACTGCATACGCTGTTGCATGGCTCTTCTTAAAATAGTAATCACCATTCTCTGGCTTCGTCCAGACTTCCTTCATAATCGTCGTCCACGATTTCCCAATCAGATATCTCTTGGCGGGGCGGATCATCGCAAGGACGGCAGCTAATTGCTCCACGGAAGTAGGGCAGGTCTTCTTCAGAATATCCCCGTGCCCGTTCAAATGAAATAACAGATTTACGAATTGGTCGTCCAGTAACAAATCCCATAATGGCTCCTGCTCGGCTAATTGTGTAAGATGCTCTTTGCTCTTAACACGCTGATATAGACTTACATTGAGTAAGTCTACTTTAAAGAAACCTAGCTCTTCTGCTTTTTGATAGTCTACATCGCACCAACCTGTAAAAGGATTAACAGGGACAGGGTGGAAGTATACTCCAGTTTTGTGTTTTTGTTTTGTTCCGTTTGGCATTACCTGCATAGCAGGAACATGTTCAAGTAACTTTAGAACTTGTTCTCTATCTGCAAAGTCAATATCTACGTCTGGTAAGCTCATTTTTTCAAATTTTGTTTAATAAATTCTAATAGCTCAATTTGCTGTTCTTTGATGGCTGTCATTTCTGTGTTCATTGCATCAAACTTTTCAATAAACTCAGTTAAACGCTGTTCTAGTTTAGCGTATCTAGAACCTGCATCATCGTCGTGTTTATCCACTGAGCTTCCTGTTGATTTTGTTTTAGTTTTTTTATCCACCATTCTGTATCCACATGTTTTGCTACTGCATCAATTTGACCGGGCTCCATCCTATCTAATAAAGTTTGAGCCGCTTCAGATGAATATATAATCCACGGACTGATACGTCCCATAACTATTAAATTCATGCCCGTAACAGGTGCTACCTTATTAAAAAATGTTTGCCAGTTATTGCCAGTTGCCTCGCCCCACTCTTGCATGACAAGTATTGCTCTTTCCATGGCACGCTCTGGAGTTTCTTTTTTAGAATTCTCTTGCACATAAAGTTGGTATGTCCCAGGACGTTGCCAATCACTTAACCTTACCCCCATTTTAAACAACCATTGTATAAACTGGTTGCTATCAACTGGCTTAAGGTCAATCAAATAGTTAGCAAATTTTAAAAATCCAATATAGTCAGGACTGCGAATAAAGTCCTCAACTGTCTTAACTTTCTTTGTATTTGGACTGACAAATTTCATAAAGTCAGTCCAAATACTAAATGCCATTCGACTATCAAGATCGTCCTTGCACATCCAGCGGCGCTTTCTTTCGCACATGTGACTGCTTAAAGTGCGCTCGCGGGTAAAAGACTTACCACAAAATTTACACTGATAGTCCATTGTTATTATTTAAACAAATCACTAAATTCTTTATTTCCCATGTTTTTAGAAATAGCAATATTTTCAAAAACATTTTTGTCGTTGATTGTTCTAAACAACTCAATCTCATCGTCGCTCATCGAAGGAAACTGTTCGATGAGCCACATTGTTAGTTTATCTTTCTTTTGCGCCTTAGGAGGGATAAACTCATGCCGTAACTTTACTCCTAGGCCGCATACTGCTAATGCCCGCCACCGCAATTCTTCGTGAGCACTGGTAGTAGCAATGTAGTCAACATTACTATACTCGTTGACACTAATTACATATTCTTCTTGTACGTCTCTAGTACCTTGTACTTGGCTAGCCCAACGCTGTGCCATATAGGTGTTTACAGACTTTTTATCTTCGTCACTAAGCTTAGAATAGTAGTCGCCATTGCGGAGATCAATAGCTGTCATTACCTGGTCAATTGGTACTTGATACTTTGCACTTGCTGATTGCTTTTTTGTAGCCATGCTATATTTTAAAACCAAATCTTATTAAGGTCAAGCACTTCAGGAATCTTGTTTGTTTCTTTTAAGAAATATGCACACATTGGGCTGTCGCCCTTTTCCAAAGGTACGGCTAACAAGTGACCAAATTTTAATTTAGGTACATACCACTTTACTTCTTGATAGATGTTAATTACCTCAACACGTTGCCACTCTGGCTTATATCCGTTAATAGGATTAAAAACAAATGCACTAAAGCCGCGGTCGTTCAAACTCATCACATTGATAACTTCCGGCTCACCGTGATCTGGTTCTCCAATGACCAATGACCAATCAAGCGGTACCTTAAGTTCATGGTTGCCAATTCTTAATACTGCGGCAGGGCAACTAAAGCTTTCAAGGAAAACCAATGGTACAAATACGTAGTCAACATCGGAACTGTTGCTATAGTCTAGCACTCCATATCGCAAATCCTCATCAATCTCTTCGGGTAACCTATCAAGGTCATATGTTTGGTTGTTTACTGTTAAAATATTCATTTATAGATTACCTTTTCTGTTTGGTAAGGATAATTTGCCTCTTCGTAAAACTTCTTGCGTTTAGCAAGATGTCGCTTGGCAAATTTTGCTGTACTTGTTATATCCCAGATTTGCACAAAGTCTTTGTCTTGTGCTTTGCGAATGCCTCGGCCGATACTTTGTATAACCCTAACAAAGCTCTTTCCAGGCTCCACCAAAACCAAGTTAAAGATCCTAGGTATATTAATGCCCACAGCAGCCACGCCATACGTTGCCACAATAACTTTATTGT